CCGCTGTTACTTTGACTAGATACTCTAAAAAACAAATTTTCTGCACTGTTGCATCTTATTGTAAATCCATTAGTGTTACCTGCTTGACCTCTTGAAATCAAATGCTGTTCAGCAGTAGATATAGCACCTGCTTCAAACTTGACCCACATAGATATAGAAAAATCATTAGTTCCGAAATCTAAATCACTTGCAGATGGAACTGTAATATAATCATCACCACTAAACTCTACAGTACTGTCAAGATTTACATTAACGTTTGCAGATCCTAAGTTACCTTCTATTATTCCGCCCGTGCCTGTTATGTTGATTGTTGCCATTAGTCTACTACTCCTCCTAAGTTTCTGATTCCTGCCATATTTACGGTTGCTCCATCTTCTACATGGTAAGTGCCTCCGTTTATTGTAACTATTCCGTGATGCGTTATAGTTCCTGTTTGATTCTTGTCGTTGTTAAATCTTGCACCTGTATCTGATGAACCGTTTAAAATTGTCTGACCGTGTATGTCTAATGTGTCTCCAGCAGCCTGTATTTCAAAATCTCCTCTTGTGATTGTTAAATTATTTAAAATCGTACAAGAACCACCGCCAGCAGTCTCCCAGACAATCGCATAATCCCCAAGACTACTTGCTTGTTCAAAATTGTAAAAAGAACCTGCCTCTTTTACTAAAGAATGGTCATTGTCCGTAAATTTAACTGTGCCATTGTTATGTGTAAAAGTGCCGCCATCATTCTTCCATAAGTTTGATGTTCCTGTAAATCTGTTAGTAACGGTTGTTGTTCCGCTTGTTGCAAGATATGTTCCTCCACTGTTTATTCTAATGCCTCCAAAAGTGTTAGAACCGCTTGCTGCTGACGTGCCTACTTGACCAACAGATGCAATGTCTACATCTCCTGTAACTGTTAAATCTTGTGTAGATGTATTGCGGTAAAATCTTCCTCTTGTGACTGTAAGATTTCCTCCTATCGTAACTTCAGTGCCAGTATATGCTCTCCATGCTACATTACCATTCGGTGCGTCTTGGTGTTGATTAATAATTAGATTATGACAATTATTTGACTTAAAATGAGTTGATGAACCAACTGTAGATGTGCTTCCATCTCCAATCTGAACTGTTGACGTGCCTGCGTTAAATGTTCCCATCTGGTCAAATGCGAACCCTGAAATTTCTCCAGTTATTATAATGGTTGAAGCGTTTGCAGTAAGTGTCCCTGTATTTTTGATTCCACCTCCTACTGTAAGGTCAACAGATGTTCCACTATCATCAGTAGATAAAGTTCCTGCTGTTATTGTAAGGTCTCCATCTATTGTTGTATCTCTTCCTGTGTGAATTACTGCTGCTGCATTGTTAACAGTTAAATTTCTAATGTTTCCTGTTGCAGCTTGTAAATCTTCGTGTCTATTATTTCCTGCACCTGTAAGTGTAATATCAACATCACCAGTAACAGTTCCACCTAAATCTATAGTTCTTGTAGTATCTCCAAGTCCTGCACCTGTAACTGTAAAATTGCCACCTGTTCCGCTCAAAGTTCCTGAAGACGTTAATTTTCTACTTGAAATTTGACTATCATTTATTGTTAATTGAGCTCCACTCGATACACTAATATCAGAACCATCACAAGTTAATGACCTTTGAGAATTGCCTTCAGTAAATGTTCTTAGTTCTCCTGCTGCTATTGTAAGTTGACCATCAATAAATGTGTTAGTATGAAGATGAAGAACTGTAGTAGCAGTATTTATCTTAAGGTCTCTAAAACAATTTCCTGCTGACCCTCCAATATTTAATGAAGTAGTGCCGTTTGTATTTATTTCTAAATCTAAATTACCTGAAATAGAACCATCATTAGTTATAACAAACCCACTACCGTTTTCACCATCAAGAGTAATCTTGTAACCTCCTCCAGTAAGTGTTTTACCTGAGTTAATTACTAATGAATTTACATTAGGTGCGTGTCCATCCATTGTGACATCATGGTCTATTATGACATCATCGTTTACTGAAAGCCCGCCTGCTATAACTGATGAAAAGTTACCATCACCAGAGGATGTAACTGCCATTCACTAAACTTGCTCCGCATAGACAATAACAGTCAGATCAGCGCCATTGCCTGTAGCCCTTACACATAGATGTTTCAAAGCAGTTGTAGATATAGCCTTCAATGCATTACTGCTAGTTCCAACAGATATGTCATCACCGACTTGTGTCCAGTCAGATCCTCCCTCTGTTGATGGTTCGTCTTTTAACGATCCGAATACTTTTACAGTTGCAGCTACCGATCCGTCACTATTGAATATCTGGATTGCATATCTGTTATACAATGCTGCATCAAATTTATCTAAGACTGTTGTTTCAGAGCTTCCCACAGCCGTCTCCGTATTGGAGAACGTCATGGCTGTGCGAACTCTGTCTAGTCTTTTGCTTGTTCTGACGACAGTAGATGCCATCAGTCAGCCTTCCCTTTCTTGGCTTTCTTTAGCCCTTTCTTAGGAGGTTCAGTTTTTAACTTGTCTACTTTGTCTTGAATCTTGGACTTACGAGGTCGGCCCCTGCGTTTAGGAGTCTTGACGTGAGTCTTAACCCCACCCCCAACTTTAGGGGCAGCGTCTTCTTCAACAGCAAATTCCCTGTTAGCTTTGAGTTCTTCAGCGAGTCTTTCACTTTCAACTTCAACTGATTCCCCAGCTTTCCATGTAAGCCAGCGCCCAGAAGGTAGCCTCCTGCGAGTAAACTTAGCCCCATTATAGGTGATCTTGACCATTTAATTAGTCCTCCAATCACTCTATGCAGTTAAGTCTCGGATACTACCGCTTGTGTTTCTTCTGTATGCTACTAGTTCACCTGCAGTTATGAATGCGTATTCTCTGCTTAGAACTTGTCTTACAGCCAAGTTAGTGTTGTCAACATAAGTAGTTGGTGCTGCAATCCTTAGTGCCAAGTTTTCAAGATCTAGCAAGTAAATTCTTGCTGCTCCATCTTTTGGAACGTGCTGTGACAAGAAAATTGGAAGACCATCATAAGCTCCAACTCTTGAATCAAAGTTCAAACCTGCTTCTCCAGTTACACCGTTGCGGTTAGCAGCTGCTGCACCGTCTAATGCAAACTTGAATCCACCGTTTGTACCTTGCATCAAAGCTTTTAGATTTTGGTATGTATCATATCCTGTTAAGATCACTAAGTTATTGTAATCTGCACCGTTTTCTAATAATGCTGCTATTGCAGTATCAAGATCATCTAATGCTAATGCGTTGTTAGAACCGTCATCAGTAAAGTGTGTGTGTCCTGCATCAAAGAAAGCATTGGATGAAATATCTACACCATACATATCACAGTCATCTTGACTGTTAGATGGAGATTGTGCATCTGTTACATAAGCTAAGGTTGCGGTAACTCTGTCCAAAGACTCAAAGTTGTTACCTGCGTTACCAGCTCCTGTAGAACCGTCACTGTCAGCTTCTACTGATTTTGTTAATTGGTCATCAAGGAAGAAAGCGTGTGCCTCTCCTTGTTCTCTTCTCATGAAAGCTGCTAAGTTACCAAGTCCGTCATCTGCTTCAGACAGGATCTCAGCTTTTGAGGACATCTGCCAAGGAGTTACAACTTCTTTCAAAGTTAGTGTAATCTCTTTTAGCTCTGGGTGATCAGTTTCTGGGAAAGCTCCGCCTTCTGCAACTCCGTTAGTTGTTGCGTGACGTGCTGTCAATGCTCTGAAACCAGACTGTGTCCATGC